AAGGCTGCCTTGTACTTGGCATCTGCCACTGTCAATGCAACCACTACAGCCTACAGCGCCACAAACGAGGTGTCAGGCACTGGCTACACCGCAGGCGGCGCCACAGTGACCTTTGGCACTGCGCCTAGCACCAGTGGCACTACAGCCTTTGTGACCCCCAGCGCCAGCATCAGCTACTCTGCTGTGACCTTGTCTACGGCCTTTGACGCGGTCTTGATTTATAACTCGACTCAGTCAAACAAGGCAGTCAGCGTGCATACATTCGGCAGTCAGACTGTGACTGCTGGAACATTTACGCTGACTATGCCGACAAATGATGCAAGCACTGGCCTGATCAGGCTGGCTTAACTAGGGCAGCGGTATGGCTGCATATGGTTCTGGCTATTACGGCAGGGGCGTCTATGGCATAGGCAATGTCGTTATTAGCGGCAATGCGTCTACTGGCGCCGTTGGCACGCTGCTGGCCGACAGATCAATCCAAGAAGATGGGACGATTGCCACAGGTAATGTAGGCACTGTTGGATTAACTGTATCTGTTGCCATCACAGGCAATGCAGCCACTGGCGCTGTTGGATCGGTCTTAGCGGGATTAACTCAAGCCATCACCGGCAATGCGTCAAGCCTGGCAGTTGGCAGTGTCACTCAGTCTGCTGCCGTTGATTTAACAGGCAATGCGTCTACAGCTGCTGTTGGCACTGTTGTCATTACCAGCGCCACAGCAGTTACCGGCAATGCGGCGACTGGTGCTGTCGGCACTATGGGCGCAGAGGTCATCACTTTCCAAGCAATCACAGGAAATGGTGCAACCGGCGCTGTTGGCAGCGTATCAAATGTCATATCCATAGGGATAATTGGGGTTCAGTCTATTGGCGCTGCTGGCATCATCATTGGGTATGGCTGGGGTGCTGTTCCAGATACATCAGAGAGCTGGTCACAAATTGCAGACACATCAGAAAGTTGGTCTGATTTAGCAGACAATTCAATCACTTGGCAACAGGCCGCATAGGAGATTTTAGCATGGCAGATACCACAACCACAAACTTACTACTGACAAAACCAGAGGTAGGAGCCTCAACTGACACTTGGGGAACCAAGGTAAATACGGACCTAGACTTGGTTGACTCAGTCTTTGCGGCTGCTGGCACTGGCACTTCAGTTGGCTTAAATGTTGGCTCTGGTAAGACATTGGCGGTGGCTGGTACTTTGACAGTTACTGGTACGGCAACAACCATCCAAGGACTCACAGTCGGCAGAGGTGCTGGTGCTGTGGCTACCAACACTGCGGTGGGTGCTAGTGCTTTATCTGGCGGCTCTCAAACTGGCACTGTGAATACCGCTGTCGGCAGTAACGCATTACTAAATAATACTTCTGGTGCGGCAGTAGTTGCTGTTGGTTCCCAAGCATTAAAAGCAAATACTACTGGTTCTGATAATACTGTTGTTGGCAGAGATGCGGGTTTGGCAAATACAACAGGTAGTTCTTTGTCTGCGCTTGGGCAAGGTGCGTTGTTAATAAACACAACTGGAAGTAACAATACCGCTATTGGCTCAGAGGCTCTTCGTGGCAACACCACAGCATCAGGCAACACTGCTGTAGGTTATCAGGCGCTTTACTCAAATACAACAGGGGCTGTTTCAACTGCCGTTGGCTATCAAGCTGGATATTCACAAAACGGATCAGGAGATGTTTACAACACATTTGTTGGTTATCAAGCTGGTTCTCAAATTACAACTGGCGCTGCCAATGTTTGCGTTGGTTTTCAAACGGGTAAAGTTATAACTACTGGTGGAAATAGCATTTTTATTGGATTTGGTAACAATGCTTCATCAACTTCAGTGACTCATGAAATATTACTTTCAACAGCCTCAGGAGCAACAGGTAAAGGCGGCAGTACATTTTTTGTCAGTCCAAATGGCGGCAACGCCTACAACGGAACAAACACAGCAACATGGTCGGTAATTTCTGACCAACGCTTAAAGAAAAATATTGTTGATAACAACATTGGTTTGTCAGCTATTAACGCTATCAAAGTGCGTAATTTTGAGTATCGTTTACCCGAAGAAATTACTGAACTGCCACAAGGCCAAGCTGTTGCAAAAACAGGTGTTCAGTTGGGTGTGATTGCTCAAGAACTACAAGCTGTTTTACCTGATTGTGTAAAGATTGAATCAACGGGTGTGTTGTCAGTTGACTCAGATAATTTGAGTTGGTACTTGGTCAACGCAATCAAAGAACTGACTGCCCGTGTAAAACAACTTGAAGGAAATTAAAATGATTGAACTCACCGAACAAGAACAAATCGCAAAGCACTACTCTGCCGCTATGGACAGCGTAAACCTGATTAACGCAGGACAGCCCGAAGACATGACTGATGCTGATTGGGCAGACACGCTCAAGAGGAATCGTGACCACTTGGTCATAATGCTGGCAAAAGATTACTGGACAACAGAAGACTTGACTCCATTGCAGGCTGCGAGCGAGTAATGGACAACCAGCATCTCTTCAATTTGGTTATCGGTGTCGCTGGATTCTTGGCGGCATATGTAATTAACTCCATGACACGCAACATCCAAAAGCTGGAAGACAAGGTCAATGACTTGCCTCGCGGCTATGTGCAAAAGGATGATTACAGGTCAGACATTGCAGAGGTCAAAGCCATCTTGAAGCAGATATTCGATAAGCTAGACAGCAAGCAAGACAAATGATGTGGACCCATTCACCGTTGCCCTGGCTGCTATTAGTGCAATAAAGACAGGCGTTGCGCTTTATAAGGATATAAAGCAAACAGGCGGTGAGCTGGGGAAGATCACAAAAGAGATTTCTGGATTCATAGGTAAGTTTTTTGAGGCGCATGAAGAAGTAAAGAAAGAAGCGGAAGAGCAAAAGCGCAATCCTCCAAAAACAAAATCTCTCAAGGCGCAGGCTCTTGACAATGTCTTCAACCAAATCGAATTGGAGAGGCAGTCAGTTGAGTTAAGAGAATTCCTAATTTACCAAGTTGACCCAGCGCTGGGTGCAGTGTGGTCAAGGTTTGAAGAAGAGTATGCAAGACTCAATGAGGAGCAAGAAAAGGAAAGACTAGAACAGGAAGCAAAGGACAGGGTGGTGGCATGGCAACGGCGAAGAATGCTAAACCAGTTGCAAGACAGAGGATTAATAATAGCGGCGGTGATGATCGTTTTTATATACCTCCAGCTACTATTCCTAGCAATCCACCAAATGAAAGTAGCGAGATGGGCTTCATAATTGCTTTTCTTAGTATGGTGATTGTTTTTTGTCTGCTGCTTCCCATCATTGGGTTTATGTACTTAGATATCCTTGAGGCAAAGAGAGACACAAAGCAGCAACAAGAGCAAGTTAAACGGCTCATAAATAAGATGGAGAAAAAGGAATGATCCCAATTGTTGCATCACTACTCGGCACATTAGCCCAAAACGGCTTGGGGTTGCTCTCCAGTGCAATACAGGCCAAGGGCAAAGAGCTGGTGGAGAACACGCTTGGCGTGAAGATTTCAGATAACCCAACCCCCGAAGATGTCAGCAAGCTGCGCCAGTTGCAGTTTGAGCATGAGGAGAGACTGCTTGAGCTGGGCATTGAAAAAGCCAAGATGGAGCTGGCCGAGCTTGATCTGTTGGCAAAGGCTGCACAGAATGACGCTGACAACATCACAGACCGCTGGACAGCGGATATGTCTAGCGACAGTTGGCTATCCAAAAATATCCGCCCTATGAGCCTTATAGCGATCTTTCTAGGCTACTTCTTGTTTGCCATGATGTCTGCCTATGGATACAACGCAAACGAGTCCTATGTAACCCTGCTGGGGAATTGGGGTATGTTGATCATGGGCGCATACTTTGGTGGCCGTACAGTTGAGAAGCTGGCAGAAATGAGGAAGAAATGAGCCTTAACACTGAACAAGCTGCATTCCTGTTGGATATGTGCAAGTTGATCCAATACGCCACAGATCAAGGCTTTATGGTGACTGGTGGAGAGTTGGCTAGGACAGTTGAACAGCAGGCTATCTACTTCAAGACTGGCCGTAGCAAGACAATGAACAGCATTCACTTAAAGCGATGCGCCATTGATCTGAATTTTTTCAAAGACGGCAAGATCATTTGGGACAAGGAAATACTTGCGCCACTTGGTGAATATTGGGAAAGCCTACATCCTAAGCATCGATGGGGAGGCAATTTTCGCTCACTAGTGGACTGTCCACACTTTGAAAGAAATGTGTAATGGCACTGAACCTTGGTCAGCAGATAACTACACCGGCACAGCCAAACCTTGGCTCGCCTGCGCCTGCCTATGACCAAGGCTTTTTGGCTACATCATTTGGCGGCTTGAATGTCTACTTCAACAAGCTGACGGCAGTCTTTGCAACGATCCTCGGACCGCGTGGTGGCAAGTACATCAACAACCCATATGGTGCGTTTCAAGATGGCACAGATCAAGTGGCTGCCAATACGACAACGGCCTACGCCGTCACATTTGACACCACCGACTACACCAATGGCGTTACCTTGTCGAATTCGTCAAGACTTAATGTGTCTCAGGCCGGCATCTACAACATCCAATTCAGCATTCAGTTTACAAATACCACCAATGCATCTCAAGATGTGGATGTGTGGTTTCGTAAGAACGGCACAAACATTGATAAGTCAAACAGCAGATTTGGCTTTGCACCAAGGAAAGGTGTTGGCGATCCATTCCACATTGTTGCCGCACTGAATTTCTTTGTGAATTTGGCGGCGAATGACTATGTGGAGATCATGTGGCGGCCAACAGATGTTGGTGTGCAGATTGAGCATTACGCAACCAGCAGCTCGCCCACCAGACCGGCAGTGCCATCAGTGATCGCCACACTTTCATTCATGTCCAATTTGTCTACAGAAACCGCATAATTGACCTATGGCACTCATACCCTTAAAGATTCCACCAGGCGTATATCGCAACGGCACTGAGTATCAGTCTGCTGGGCGCTGGTTTGACGCCAACTTAGTACGCTGGTTTGAGAACACTCTCAGACCCATTGGCGGCTGGCGCAAGCGCTCTGCTAGTCAGATGACAGGCTCCTGCCGAGGCTTATTGACTTGGCGTGACAACACTGGAAATAGATGGATTGCTGCCGGTACGCATTCAAAGCTCTACGCCATGAATGAGGGCGGCACGCTCAAAGACATCACGCCAACAAGTTTTACAGTAGGCATAGCTGATGCTGCCACAAAGACTGGCTATGGCTACTCCACCTATGGAAACTTTGCCTATGGCGTGGCGCGTCCAGATACAGGCTCTGTGACGCCGGCAACGACTTGGAGTCTAGACACCTTTGGCGAGTACCTGATTGGCTGCTCAAGTGCCGATGGCAAGATTTATCAGTGGCAACTGGGATTCTCAACGCCAACGCTGGCGGCTGCCATCACCAACGCGCCAACAGGCTGCGCGGCTGTAATGTCTACTGCCGAGCGCTTTATCTTTGCCTTGGGTGCGTCAAGCAACCCTCGGTCAGTGAAGTGGTGCGATCAGGAAAGTGACACAAACTGGACGGCATCAGCCACCAGTCAGGCGGGTGACTTTGAGCTGCAAACAGTTGGCGCATTAAAGGCTGGCAAAAAGGTGCGCGGCATCAATTTGCTGTTTACTGATGTTGATGTACACACTGCAACATATGTCGGCCTGCCTTATGTGTACTCATTTGAAAAGGCTGCATCAGGATGCGGTTTGATTTCATCGCAGGCCGTGGCAGCCATTGACGCTGCCGCGCTGTGGATGAGTACATCAGGATTTTGGATATTTGACGGCTATGTCAAGCCTTTGCCTTGTGATGTCTCTGATTATGTATTTCAGAATCTGAACTACAACCAAGCCAGCAAGGTGTACGCCGTACACAATTCAAAGTATGGTGAGGTGTGGTGGTTTTACCCATCCAGCGCTAGCAATGAAGTTGACTCATATGTCAGCTACAACTACCGCGAAAACCATTGGAACATTGGCTCTTTGGCGCGTACAGCAGGCGTTGACAGGGGTGTCTATTTGCAGCCACTGATGGTGTCGTCTGACGGCTTCATCTATGAGCATGAGGTGGGCTATGCCTATGACTCAGGCGTACTGTATGCCGAGTCTGGACCATTGGAGATCGGACAGGGTGACAACATCATGTCTGTACGCCAAGTCATTCCTGATGAGCAAACGCTTGGTGAGGTGGTGGTGAGCTTTAAGTCTCGGCTGTATCCAACATCCACAGAGTCAAGTCATGGACCATACCCAGCGGCGCAGCCAACTGATGTGCGTTTCTCTGGGCGACTTGTCAAAGTGAAGTACACCGGCGCAGTGCTGGAAGACTGGCGTGTGGGTGTATCCAAGTTGGATATCGTTGCGATGGGTAAGCGCTAATCGTGGCGGCGAAATAGAATTGAAGATGTACAAGGAGTAATAAAATGGCAATTTTAGGTCAAGCGTTAAGTCCAGATGAATTGGCAGATGTACCTGATAGATTAAACACTACATTAGTTCCAGAAGTAAGGCCATCTATGCAGGGTGCGGGTAGGCCAGCATATGAGAAAGTTGACCAGCAATATTCACAATATGCTTTGATGCAACCTGCGACTAAGCAATCTGGAAGCGCCAAAGTATTGGGCTACAAAATTCCAACTAATAAAACTTTTCAAGGCTTGCCGCTTATTGCCAGTTACGATGTAAATGGAAATTTTCAATATGCAAGTTTTCCAGAAGGTCAAGTTTTTAGTCCTGACCCAAGCAAGCCAAACATAGTCGCGGCTCCAAAAATTAATAAAGCTGGTGGGGTCATTGATTTTGGTGCTTTTGATGTAAATAGTGATTTTGCTAAAGGCGGTTTTTTAAGTGATGCAGTTTCTGATCTTGGCCCAATTGCTTTAGCCGCTTTAGGTGCAAACTTTGCCGCTGGCAACCTTGGTAGTTTGTTTAGTGGTGGCGCTGGTGCAGCGGGTGTGCCTGGTGGATTAATGGGAAGCACATTGCCAGCGGGTGCGGGTGCTGGTGGTTTCTTTGCGCCTGGCGTTACAGCAGGGGCGGCCACATTGGGCATACCGACAATGACAGGCGCACCAGCAGGGGTTACGCCAAGTTTTGCTGGTGGACAAGACATAGCCCAATTGCAACAACAGTTGGCTAATACGCCAATGCCACCAGTTACATCAGGGCCGCCAATTGCTGGTGAGGTAGTGCCAGGCGCATTGCCAGAGATTGCGGCAGGAAATGCAGATAAGGCGGCTTTGTATGGCGCTGAGGGCTATGGAGCTGCGGCAAGTCCAGCGGAGTTGGCTGCTGGTGCTGGTGGTGTTGGACTTTTGAGTTCTTTAGGCGGTGTAGGCACTGCCATCATGGATTTTGCAAAGGCCAATCCAAGCATTGCAGGATCATTGCTTGGTGCAGTAGCTGGTGCAATTGGCGCCAATGATGCTCCAACATCACAAACCGCCACCACAAGCATTGACCCACAGATCAAGCAAGAGTATCTGCAAAACCTTGAACGCGCCAAGACGACAGCGGAAGGCTTAACAGCGCGTGAGATTGCACAGCCTGGTCAGCTTTACAGCGATGCTGAAAGAAAGCTCTATAACCTCGGCATGACACCATTTGGTGCTGCTGACATTGAGAGGTTTTACAACCCCTACCAAGAACAGGTGGTGCAGGGTGCTTTGGGAGACATTGAGCGTACACGCCAAATGCAAGAGCAGGCAAACATGGCGCAGGCGACTAGGGCTAGAGCGTTTGGCGGTTCACGCCAAGGCGTAGTCTCAGGCATGACCAACGAAGCTGCATTGCGTCAAGCAGCCACCACTGGCGCACAGTTGCGCCAAGCAGGATTCAATACTGCCGCCAACCTTGGACTGGCAGCGCGTCCCATGGACATTGCAGGCTTACAGACTTCATTAGGGCTTGGCACTACACGCACTGCACTTGAGCAAGCAAGACTTGATGCGTTGCGTAACTTAGGCACTGAGCGTTTGGCTATTACTGGCGGCGCATTGGGACTTCAGCCTGCGAATGTTGGTCAGACATCAACGCAGCCTTTGTACACAAGTCAAACAGGCAGTTTGTTGTCGGGTGGTCTTACCGGCGCGTATATTGGCTCACTGCTTGGAAAGGCATAAATCATGGCTACATACGAAGAGAATCTAGCGGCAATGAGTCAGCCATACGCGCCACTGCCTATCAGGGGTGGTGGTCAAGGCCAAGCATTCTCCGGCTTACTTGGCGACATCTTTGGCGGTGGCGGCGCCACTGGCTTGGAAGAGTATTTGACGGCAGCGCAGACTGGTCAGATGAATCGTCAGGCTCTGCTGCAAGCAGCCATTGCCGCGTCACAGGCCAGCGCCCCCAGCACCACTCCTCGCAGTTTCATGCAGATACTTGGCGCCGGACTCGCTGGTGGTCAGCAGGGTTATCAGCAGGCTCAAGAGGGTGCGATTAAGCAGTTGCTCACCAAACAGAAGATGGATGAGTACAAGAGAAAACAAGCATTGCAAACAATGTTGACTAAAGGTCTTTTTGGTGATCAAACAGTGCCAACTGTTGCAGCAGAGCCTCAAACACAATTTCCAATGGCTGGTGAAGTCATAACTCCATTGCAGTCTCAAGTTATTGGTGGCCTGCCTTTTGGACCGACTAATGATCGCGCATCATTAATTGGTCAGCAGATGCCAGAAGGGTTTGCACCTCCATCATTGCCAGCAGTTTCAGTATCAGCCAAACAAAGGACACCGCAAGATATTTTTTCTTCTTTATCTCCTCAACAAAGATTGTTGGTGGCATCAGACCCTGAGTCTTTACTGCCAAAGGTTTTTGAAGAAAGCATGAAGCGTGAGAGTTTTGAAACAGTTACAGGTCGAGACGCTGCTGACCTTGGACTTGATCCTCGCGGAAGGTATCAAATTAATAACAGGACAAATCAGATAAGCACCTTACAAGCTCCTAGTGATGAGTTCAAGATTGTGAGTGGTGCGAAAGCTGTCGAACTTGGTTTGCCTGGCGTTGGCTCTTATCAGTTCAACACCACAACAAAACAAGCAACATTGCTTGGTACGGCTGAAGGATCATTTGGTGGCAGCACAACTGGCTTGGCTTACGACATATTGTTGAAAGAAGAGCCAAGCAGCGGTAAATATGCTTTGGCGTATCGTGAGTTGAGCAAGCCAGTGCCAACTGAGCAAGTTCAGCCTGATGGATCAATTCGAGTTGTATACACACAGCCTGCGCCAATTCCAGACTCATTTCCAAAGCCAACTTTTAAAGGCCGTATGCCTACGCCATCGGCATCGATTGCGCCAGCAACCATTGTTCAGCCAAGTGCTGGCGGCGTGACTGCACCAGTTACCGCAAGAGCACCAGCGCCAGCGCCTGTTGTTTCACCAACTGCTGGAGCTGTTGCTGCTCCTATTCCTGCTGGCGTTAAATCAACGCCCATGGCTCCAAGACCAGAAGAGATTAGCGCAACAAGGAAAGCAGTTAATGCTGGCGTTGATTTTGTTGCGGCTCTTGATAAGATGGAAAACATGGTCAGGACTCAGGGTATGCAACTTGGCGGCATGGGTGAAAAAGGTGCTGCTCAAGAAGTTATTTATGAGGATTTGTTGACAAAAATCAGGATTGCAGCAGAGCTTGGTGTTTTGAACAAAGAAGATTTGCCAAGGATTCAAGCTCAACTTGGAAGTCCAACTGCCTTGTCAACATACATCAAAGGACTTGGCGGTCCATCTGCTTTCTATTCCCAAATTGGTGAATTGAAAAACAAAACAATTGAAGAAACTTCAAGAAAGAATTTGCAGTTTGGTCAACCAATCATGCAACTGCCAAGCACATTCTCGGTTACTGCTCCAGTGCCAAGAACTACAAATATTGATCCACCTCCAGCAATTAAAGAATTATTGAAACTATATCTAGCACCAAGGAAACCATAATGGCAGACCCAACAATTGATGATCTGTACAAGTCTTTGCAGGCTGCTGACGCTGCTGGTGACACCAAGGCGGCGCAAGCGCTTGCTGATTACATTCGATCTTTACAGATTCCAGCGCCAAGCGAAAAACAGATTGAGATGACTACTGGCGCACCACTTGGTGTGAGAGCTGCTGTTGGCTCTGCCACCACCATGCAAGACAAACTTGCAACGCTCAAGCAGTTTTTCCCTGACGCGCAACCATACGACAAAGAAAACTTCATCTATACCGATCCAAAGACTGGACGAACAACATTGATGAATGAAAAGAATCCTGTATTCTTTGGCGTGCCTTTACCAACAATGGGTGATGTGGCCGGCGCTTTGCCTGAGATTGCAGAGTTTGTTGGCGCTGGTACTGGTGCTGCTCTTATGTTTCCATTTGGACCGCCAGCAATGGTTGGAGGTGCTGGAGCTGGTGGTGCTGCATTCAAAAAGCTGTACGAGATGGGTATGCAGTATGGCGGCCCAACTGTAGAGACTAGGGGCGGTGCAGAGCAGGCTACAGGCGTCACAAAAGATATTTTGTTGAATGCTGTTGGTCAGCGTGGTGGTCAGCTCATGGAGCAGTATTCTCCATATCTCTTGTCTCCAATTCAACAGCAACTGATGGGACTGCGCCAAGGCATACCACAAGCAGCGGCAAGGCTTGGCATTAAGTTGCCTGCTGGCGTTGCTACGCAAAGTCCTGCTGTTCAGCGTCTAGAGGCTGGACTGGCGCAGACACCTGGTGGCGCTCAAGTCATTGCACCAAAGTATGAATTGATGCAAGAGCAGATGGGGACTGCCGCAAGAAATATTGCTGAAGATATTTCTCAAGTTGGCAAAACTCCAAGCATGATACCTACACCACCATTCACAGAAAAGGGTGGCCTTGGAGGCTTCATTAAAAAAGGCGCTGAAGCTGCTGGCAAGCGATTTGAGGTAAGACGCGAACAGATTGATGATGTTGTTGCCTACACCATTGGTCCAAACAATAGATTTGCAGCAAACAGCACAGCTCAATTGGTCAACCAATTGAATGCTGAAATTGCTACAAGTCCAAAAACATTAGGACCAATGCTGAGTCCAGTTATTCAGCGATCTATGGGTGTCGTTGATGATGCAAATGCAGGCTTTGGTGGCGTGACATTTGATGCATTGCGCCGTCTAAGGACTCAAATTGGCAAAGATATTGAAAGGCCTGACATCAGTGGCTATTCAAACACCAAAGAATTGAAGAGACTTTATGCGGCATTGAGTGCTGACATTTTTCAGGCGGCAAAACAATCAGGTCCTATTGCAGAGCGATCTTTGAAATTGCATGACCGATATGTCAGGTTTAATCGTGAAGTTAATTTGCCTGCACTGCAAAAGATTGCAGATCAAAATCTTGATGTGAATGCTGTCAACTATGCGATGGCAGGCACAAAAGATGGCATGGGAAGACTTCAAGTATTGGTGCGTAACTTCAAGCCAGAAGAGCGAGACACATTGGCGGCGTCAGTGTGGCAACAGTTGGGCAATGCCAAAGCTGGAACGAAAGAGGGCGCAGACATAGGTGCTGACAGTTTTGAATTCAGCGCCAATACATTTTTGACAAACTGGAATGGCTTAAGCGACAGCGCCAAGCAAGTCCTGTTTGGCGGTGAGAGATACCGCAATATCATTCCTGCCATCAATGACTTGGTGAAGATCAGCACTGGTGCGCGTGAGGCTGGAAAGGCCGTCAATGTCTCAAATACTGGCGGCGCTCAGATGGTTACATCAGCCCTATTAGGTGCTACTGGAGCAGGCTTTGGTGGAATGGGTGGTGATGCAGCACAAGCATTGCTTGGTGGAGCTGGAGCTTTAACTGGTCTTGTCTTATCAAGTAATGTGGCCGCAAGACTTCTAGAGAGTCCACGCTTTATCAGATGGGTATCAGACACCAGCCGAGCTGTTGTTAATAATCCAAATTCTCTGACAAGTCAGATCGCCAAGTTATCAGCCATTGCTACTGCCGATCCAGCCGCCAGCGATGCTATTGAGGCGTATTACAAACAGATTCAACCCATCGCACTTCAGATGCGTAGAGCGAGGTAAAGTCAATCCGCTGGTGTATTGCTTCCATAAAACGCAGCCACCAGCGGATCGCGCTTAATTTTCCACTTCTTTGCTCTTTCCTTGGCCATGCGAAAAGCATGATCGTCAAGGGACTCTTTAGACCGCCAGCGCTTAAGCCGTTCCTGTGATGTCATAGGCTTTGGCTTTACGGCATCAGTGCCTATCCCATGCCGGTACACGGCCACCAGCACATTACCTGATCTGCGCCACTCTTGGATGTGTACAACGCCTTGCAAGCGCAGTCTGTTGATGAGTATCTGAGCCGACCTTTCACCGCAAAACACCTTGGCCGCCACCTCTGGCGCAGTGCAGCCAACGCGCTGTAAAAGCGAGACAATACGAGGCAGGCGAACAGATTTCATTCAAATATTGTAAATGACTACCTAGTCAAGTGCAATATTCTTTTTTTTGTAATCTTTGTGTGTCTTAATCCATTACATGAAAAATGTGCCAGATGTCAGTCAGGCGAAAGAGTTTCATGGCTACCTGATGAAGTGGCAGGCAGTCCTATCTTTGGGTGATTGGCGCATTGAGAGGGCTAATAAGTTAGCCAAGGACGCTATGGCGTCAGTCGAGTTTGATGCACCAGCAAGGCTTGCAAGCTACAGGCTGGGGTCATTTGGCGGTGAAGAGATCAACAGCGCCAGCCTTGAGATGACGGCGCTGCATGAGTGTTTGCACATCCTATTACACGACCTTGTTGAGACAACGGCAGACAGGAATTCAACAGAAGAACAGCGAGAAATGGCCGAGCACAGGGTTATCAATTTGCTTGAAAAACTTTTATTGAAAGACTGAGATGCCAAAGCCTGTTTACAACGATAACGAATTTACTGAGATTTGGAATACTCACAAATCAGCAGCTAAGATGGCAAAAGCCATAGGGATGGGTGAGAGACAGATTCTTAGGCGGCGTAAACTAATTGAAGAAAAAACAGGTTTGGCACTTACTTCAAGCCATAAAGTTGCAAATATTATTAAGCCACCAAACCCAATGAGAAAAGAATTGGGTATGTTGAATGGGACTGTGATCGTATTCTCTGACGCGCACTTCTGGCCTGGCATCCACACCACAGCGTACAGGGGTCTAATTTGGGCCATCAAAGAGTTTCAGCCCCAGGTCGTCATCGGTAATGGAGACCTTTTTGACGGCGCCAGCGTCAGCCGCCACCCCACAATTTTGTGGGAAAAATCCCCATCAGTTATTGAAGAATTAAAAGCGTGTGAAATTGCTTTAGGTGAGATTGAAGATACCGCCAAGAAAGCAAGACATAACAGTCAACTGATTTGGACAATTGGCAACCATGATGCTAGGTTTGAGAACAGACTCTCGGCCAACGCTCCTCAATACGAATTTGTAAAAGGGTTCTCTTTAAGGGATCACTTCCCTGCATGGTATCCATGCTGGAGCTGCTGGCCTACCGATGAGGTGGTGGTCAAGCATAGGTGGAAAGGCGGCGTTCACGCTACCCACAACAATACTAGCAGTGGCAAAACGATGGTCACAGGCCACCTACACAGCCTTAAAGTCACACCATACAGTGACTACAATGGCACGCGCTTTGGCGTGGATACAGGCACGCTAGCCGAGCCTGATGGCCCACAATTCAATTCTTACTTAGAAGATGGTCCAACCAACTGGCGCAGTGGCTTTGCCATACTGACATTTCATAATGGCAAGCTGCTATGGCCCGAGCTGGTGCATAAGTGGGCTTATGGTGAAAATCAAGTTGAATTTAGGGGAAAAATTTATGATGTCTGATTTAACAAGCTATCTCAAGTCTGAGATAAAAGAGCTGCATAACATCTTGCATGAAACGCAACTTGAGCTGGCAAGGGCTAATGAAAGGCTCAACCGCCGATCTGAACCCTTAACTGATGAGCGCATATACACACTGTATACACGCAGCCTAGACTGGCGCCAGCTGGCTAGGGATGTGGAAGTGGAGCATGACATAAATGTCTAGTTGGCTAATTGCACTTGTTGGACTTATATATCTAGGAATTGGCATAGATCAGATAAATAAAGGCCAACTTTGGATGGGCATTACATTTATAGGCTATTCGTTTAGCAATGTCGGTTTGTACATGATGGCAAAATAAAAGGGGGTGATTAGCCCCCTACCCCATCACGCCACACGTTCCCAAATTGTGCCGTCTTCGTCATAGTACCAGTCACCGACTTCATACTCTTCTACTTCAACTTCTTCTACTTCTTCATCGCACTGCATTGCAGCATATTCAGCAGTCACATCATAGTCAACACACCAGCCGTGTTCCTTTTGGAATTCGATGAACTCTTGAATGATTGCAATCTTTTCAAAGTCACTGGTTTCAATAGTTACTTTTTCGTTTGATGACCAGTCATACTCGCCAACTTCAATTTCAAATTTGTACATGAAAGACTCCTTAATTGGCAAGATTGCCAATGAAAATCCTACCTCCAAATTGTGACAAGTGCTATGAAGAATTTACTTTGTTCGGCTTTGTGAATGCGTAGTTTTGGTCACAATTACCCCATTTACTCAATGGTTTACACATTTCTTTCACTGTTTTAGTCTTTTTACAGACTTCATTTATTCCTATCCTTAAGTCTAGATTCAATATCTCGGACCATGGCAAACAAAGTTGATCGACCGCAGCCACACTGAAAATCTTCCCAGTCCCAGTAAAGCTCCACCTCCTCATTTGTCAGCCCTACCCATGTGCGCTGTGGTGGCTGCTCTGACTTAGGTAACTCTGCGTCATTGAATTGGCAGCTCACAGTGCAGTTGTGAGGGTGTGGGCATGGTTGGATACCGGCAGCGCCGTCACACATCCTTTCAATCCTTAATGGGCAGTCTCTGCCCTGCCTACAGTTATGGGTGCATGGTGGGCAAGTCATGTGCTTTTCTCCCTTTCATATCTGCTGTCTTTTAAAAATGATCTAAGCCATTTACCTTTGCCGAGTTTGACCCATTCTTTGTATTCGCTCTCGGTCAACTTAGCGGATACGCCTCTGCCATTCTTGGTCATTTCTCGCCTTAATCTTGGCGTGGGTGTTTCTTCAATCATCATTCCACCTCAAAATTTAAAAGTACCCACACAAAACAAAATATTGTGCAGAGCATGACGGCTATGCCAAACAGCGCACATAAGAAAAATATCAAGGCTGTTTGCATGGCTTGGCCTCACTTTGTGGAACCCAGCCAAAGCGCCGCCAAGTGGCCTGCACATTGGTGGGCTTTGCATACTTCAGCTCTTTGGCAAAGGCACTTGGAAGCGTCACTGTCGTGCCTGCTGGTGGACGCCAATTACCTGTCATTTGCCTGCCGCCAGTAGTTCCATTTCAGCGTCTTTGAGGCGCTCTTGTATGCACTTCATTTCGTAGTCGAGCTGGTCAATCTTGCCCTGCATACGCTCGCGCTGGAATGTCTCGCCATGCGACCAGCCAAGAATTGTGCCGCTGGTGATGGTCTTGCGGATAAGCTGCTCTACCTCATGCATGGCCATCACGCGAATGCCTGTCTTGTTGGCCGACATAAAGCGTTTCACCTCGGCATCTATTTCGTCTTGCATTTTCTTAGACATGATTCTCTCCTTGTGGTTGAGGGTTTGACCAGGCAGAAACAAGCAGGCTGGCGTTGTAGGGGATCGGTGTAATGGTAGACACAAACAGACCTTTACCGCGCTGCTTGCGACCCCATGCGTCTACGGCATTGACATTCTTAAGATCGCCGCGCTTGACGGCAGCGTAGACCTTGACGCGCTCAAAGCCGCCGTCCTCCAGCTCGGCCATGCTGCGCGGTTCTTGGCAGAAGTCTTGGAGATCAGTCAAGATGACCACCATGCGGCCAGCAATACGGCCAAGCCAATGCCGATCAGGACGGCCACAAGGAAGTCAAGGGCAGAGTCGGCGCGGCGGTCTAAGCGCTTGGCTTGCTCTATGTAGGGGTGTTGGGTGTGGTTCATTTCGATGTCTCCTTTAATTGATGACAGAATAATCATATCACTTATGACTTGTCTGTCAAATACCTATTAATTTACTCAACTATTATTCATGTAAAATCAGCATTGGCGGGTTTCCTGCCAGTTGCCTTTTGGGGGTCAGCGTGAGTTGATCCCCTTTTTTTATCTTAAACTTGACGCTTTCCACAAAACATGGTTAACATCCTACTCATGAAAACGATTTCTCAAGAAGCACTATCAGCAATACGCTACAAGGTCGAGGCCGCCGGCTACAAGATGAGCGATGTCTGCCGCGTGGCGCAAATCGATCAGGCGCAAGTATCCCGCTGGATGTCGGGGACCACAGAGCCACTATACGGCAGTGTGATGCGCTTGGATCAGGCAGCCGATGCCTTGGTATCAGCTCGCCTGATAGTGCTAAACAAGGCCATGGAAGACGCCGTCAAATGAGCCGCGTCATAGGTATCGACTGCGGATTAAGTGGCGCTGTGGCGGTGCTAGAAGATACCAAGCTGGTATCGGTGTACGACATGCCAACCCTCACCATTGAGTCAAACAAGAAAGCCAAACGGCAAGTGTCAGCGCCCATGCTGGCGGCCACCATTGCCGAGATCAAGCCTGATCATGCCTATGTGGAAAAGCCTGCAAGCCGACCTGGTCAGTCAGTGGTGGCCATGTTTGGCTTTGGCCGTTCACTTGGCGTGGTCGAGGGTGTCTTGGCAGCTCTCAATATTCCTGTGACCTATGTGGCGCCGGCTACATGGACAAAGGCAATGGGTAAGCCAGCAGGCAAGGACGCATCAAGGCATCGCGCCATGGAGCTGTTCCCAGAGCACCAAGACTGGTTCAAGCGCGTCAAGGATGACGGCAGAGCCGAGGCAGCATTAATCGCAGTATGGGGTATCAAGCATGGATGACAAAGAACGAGCAGCACTGAAAGAAAACATCGCATGGCTTGGGGCGCAGCTGGATCACCAACGCAAGATCAATAACTCTTACAAGTCTTTTATCTCAAGCCTAGTTCATCCAGAAGAGCTTGGCCATGCCGTAAGTCAAGAGGTGCGCCAAATGGCATATGCATTACTGATTAACAACCAACTAGAAAACTAAATGAAAAAGCAACCCCTAAGACTCAGGCCAAGTGCCGCATCACGCTGGATCGCCTGCCCAGCCAGCGCCAAGCTGTCAACGCAAGTGCCTTATCAAGAAAGCGGCGAGGCGGCCAAGATCGGCACAGCCATTCACGCGCTGGCCGAGACTTGCTACCAGCTCGACACCGACCCCATCGACTTTGTCGGCCAAGAGGTCGAGGGCATCACAATGACTGAGGAGAATTGCGACTTTGCTTTGGAGCACATCAAAGCAATATGGGCGATTCAAGACGAGTTTGGCAAAGATGGATTCATCAGGGTCGAGGCAGATGTCAAGCTGTACCACACTGATGATGTGCTGGTGCAAGGCACAGCCGATGTGCTGGGCTATTCAAACATCACAAAGAAGCTCACCATTGCAGACCTCAAGACAGGCCGCGGCTATGTGGATGCTGACTCTGAGCAGATGAAGATATACGCGCTGGCTGCCATGGCCTCAAAGATACTGGCGCCAACAGAGATCGAGTTCCAAATAATTCAGCCATTCCATGGTGAGAAGCGTATACACCGCATGAGTGCTGTTGAGCTGCTGGCTTGGGAGCAAGACACCTTACTGCCGGCCATTGCAGACGCCATCAGCGACAACCCTACATACAGGCCATCAGAGGCGGCCTGCCAGTGGTGTCCCGCCAAGCACATATGCAGCGCACAGAAAGAGCAATTCGATATCGTGGCGGCGCAACCCGACATCAGCATCATGTCCAAAGATGACATCAGAGAGGTGATGCTGACTCTCACGCCGGCACAGATCAGCGCCATATTAGACAAAGCGCCACTGGTGGAGAAGTTCATTGAGGCGGTAAAGGATCACGCTACCAAGCAGATGGAAGCTGGCGCCGTACTACTAGGCTGGCAGCTACAACCTAAACGCGCCAGCCGCAAATGGATTGACTCAACAACAGCGCGTCAGGCTTTAACTGACGCTGGACTTACAGATTCTCAGATATTTGAGACTGAACTAATTTCTCCTACGGCAGCAGAGAAACTGCTACCAAAGGAACAAAGAGTTATCTTGGACGATTTATGCGTCAAGGTATCAAGTGGACTCACGCTGGCAAAAGACCGCGGCTTGAGTCAATAATGCAAACCCTGTAACTTAGAAAGCAAAACGCAAAATGTTAAACCTCTCATCTGGTGGTGGTAATGGTAATTACATCCGATTCAGCCCACAGGCAAATGCCTGGACAAATAACCTCGGCGCTGAAATTCAATTAAAGAAAATAGTGTTTGACATCGATGCGGTGCAGACAGGCTGGCTCCAACTTGGTGTCGGCATACGCGATTGGCAACCCGACTCAGAGCTGGGCAAGAAAGGCGCACAGCCTACACCTGACCACAAGCGCGGCTTTATCGTGACCTTTTACAACAAAGAAATCGGTACTTGCGAGTGGTCGTCATCAGGGGTGGGTCCTAATATGGGACTGGAAAAGCTGTACACCGACTGTGCCGCACAGCGTGCCGCCAATGCAGGCAAATTGCCTGTACTTGAGTACACTGGCAGCAAGTTGGAGAAGATCGGCAAAGGCACTACACGCATCCCCAACTTCAATATTGTGAGTTGGATTGATCGGCCTGCCGGTATGGGGCAGAGCGATGAGGAGTATGTGCAGCAAGCTGTTGCCCCTATGCCTGCACCAGCTCCTGCACCGATGCCAGCAACAAAGCCAATGCCAACGCCTGCGCCTATCAAGACAGCGATGGCTGCCGCCATTGAAGATGACGAAATGTTTTAAGTAGTAGCAAGTAAGTGCCGAGGTGTAACAGCCTCGGCTTTTTTTTCCTCTAAAAAAATACAACATGAAATATCTCTCACTATGCAGTGGTATTGAGGCGGCAACAGTAGCATGGCATCCCCTTGGATGGGAGGCAGTAGCGTATTCGGAGATCGAAAGATTCCCATCAGAAGTGCTTGCACATCATTACCCATCAACGCCAAACCTTGGCGACATGACCAAATTTAAGGAATGGACAAATGTCTCAGATGTCGATCTTCTCGTTGGAGGAACACCATGCCAGTCATTCTCAGTCGCAGGACTCAGAAAAGGATTGGATGACCCGCGTGGCAACCTCATGCTTACCTATCTCGCTATTGCTGACAAATATAGGCCACGATGGCTGTTATGGGAAAATGTACCTGGCGTCTTGTCATCTAACGGAGGAAAAGATTTTGGAGTCTTCCTCGGGGCGCTGGGCGAACTCGGGTATGGGTTCGCCTACAGAATTCTTGACGCTCAGTACTTCGGAGTGGCACAGCGCCGCCGCCGTGTGTTCGTTGTCGGATACCTTGGAGACTGGCGATGTGCCGCAGCGGTACTTTTTGAGCGCCACAGCTTGCAAGGGCATCCTGCGCCGAGCAGAGAAAAGGGGAAAACAATTGCCCCAGCAATTAGCACAGGCGCTCCTTTCAGTCGCACAGGAAACGACAGAGTAGAAGCAGATGCAATGGTGACAACACCAAGATGGTGGGACGGCGGTGATCTTGCGGCAACCATCACCACTAAGTCAGATGATCAGCGTATGCCCGACAAAGCCAACGCTCAGTTGGTGATGCAACCCATTGTTGTTGACAGGGCGGCATTTAATCAAGGCGCAAATGCTCAATATAAATTCCGAGCAGAGCATAGCGAAACAATGGATTCATTGGTGGCTAGAGGTCCTCATGCTGTATTGCAACCCATTGCAGTAGGCACAGACTTGTACAACGGCAACATCACAGGCGATGTGGCGGCAACCATGGGAACGCCTGGTAGTAGTAGCAACGCTAGTGGTCCAACAGTGATGCAACCTGTCGGCGCATTCAAGCCAGGGCAATCAGCGCAGGCGCACAGCATTGGCTATGAGAGCGAGATGGCTCCAACCTTGGAAGCAGGCAGTGGTGGCAACAATAAGCCAGCGGTCCATGTCGGTATGGCCGTCAGAAGATTAACCCCTGTTGAATGCGAGAGACTCCAAGGCTTTGGCGACAACTACACCGACATTAAGTCAAAGGGCAAGCCAACACCTGATGGTCCGCGCTACAAAGCATTGGGCAACAGCATGGCAGTGCCTGTCATGGCGTGGATCGGGCAACGCATAGAACAAGTAGAGGCAATATGCAAGCAGAACAAATAGCCAAGAGCTTGGGCAACGCAAAGAGAGCCAACGGCCAATGGGTTGCGTCATGTCCAGTACCGAGTCATGGCAAAGGCAATGGAGACAAAAACCCATCACTGTCAGTACACATCGATGATGAGGGCAAGCCACTATTCCACTGTCATGGTGGGTGTACTCAGGAGTCAGTATTCCAAACCATCAGGGATATGCAGCTCTTACCCGAGCTGGAAGAACGGCCAGACCCACTCGCCAACATCAAGCCATTACCCAGAGTGGAATTCCAACAAGAGTGGCAGTACCAAGACGAAGACCGCGTCACAGTCTTTGTCAAGCACAGGCTGCGCGTTGGCGAGTCTGGAAAGACATATCGTTTATACAAAGTAGATACAGACGGCAAGCGATACCCGACTCTAAGTGACGCACGCATAGTCCCCTACAAGTTACCCGAGTTGCTGGACGCGAAGACAGCGGGAAGAATAATCTATCTGGCCGAGGGAGAGAAAGCCGTAGACGCGCTGATGTCACTAGGCGTGGCGGCCACCACAGCCCACAGTGGCGCAGGACATTGGCCAGAGGCCATCACAGAATACTTTGCTGGCGCCAATGTAGTGATCCTGCCAGACAACGACTTAAGTGGCTGGAGCTACGCTCGCAAAGCAGCAGAGGCCATCCTGCCAATTGCCAAGGCAGTCAAAGTAGTAGACCTCGGACTGCAAGAGCAAGGCGATGACGCATACGAGTTCATCGAGGCAGGGGGCGGCAGGGCAGAGCTGGCGGCATTGGTCAAGGCAGCGCCAAAGCTAACGAGCGTGGATGATGTAACGATACCCGAAAGACTACAGGCCATACAACAAATACCGCCAACTGTAGACATGGTGGCGACAGTTGCACCGGCAGAGGACATCGCCAAAGAGTTTGCAGCAGACCCGCCAAAGCAGGCATCCCCACCCAAACCCGCCAAGACCATCAAGATTGAATCTTGGGATGACATACAGGATGAGCCAGTCGAGTGGTTGATTGAGGGTGTCATACCAGTTGGCAGCTTTACGGCGCTTTATGGACCGCCAGGATCATTCAAGTCGTTCATAGCCCTAGACATTGCAGAGGCCATAGCCACAGGGCGCAGTTGGATGGGCAGGCCAGTCAAGCATACAGGCGCGGTGCTTTACCTCGCCGGCGAGGGCTTTGGCGGTATCGGCGCACGCATCAAGGCCTGCAAGTTGCACCACCAGACAGAGGACGGCGCACCGATCTACATAGTCAGACACCAACTAAACCTCAGATCAAGCGCCGAAGACTTCAACGCCTTAATGCTGGCGGTGGTGCAGCTGGTGGAGCAGACAGGCATGGAGTTTCAGTTAGCCATCATAGATACCTTGGCCAGAGCATTCGGCGGCGGCAACGAGAACAGCTCAGAAGACATGGGTGCATTCATTACGGCCATGGGCAAGGTCCAAGAGTTCCTCAACTGCGCCTTGATGGTGCTGCACCACAGCGGTAAGGACGCCGCCAAAGGACTGCGCGGACATTCATCACTGCTTGGCGCCGTAGATACAGAGTTGGAATTATTAAGGTTTGACGAGCAGATGAAAGGCGTGCTCACCATCAGCAAGCAAAAGGATGGAGCCGACAACGAGCGATTCGGCTTTGAGATGGTGGAGGTAGAGATCAGGCCGGCGGGACTTGGATTGACAGAAGCAGTCATCAGCTTGGCGGTGCAGGCGTCAGATTCAGCCAAAACAGACCACGCAAAGATGACCGAGAAAAAGCCTCCAGCGAACAAAGATAAAGGCAGATGGCAACCATATGAGTTGCCATCACTGTATAGGGCAATTAAGAACAAAGGTTTCAATGAGCTCATTGATGGGGTGAGCTTAAAAGTGGCAAAAATTGACGATTGGAAAGAAGAATTGGTACTCCAAGCTAGTGCATATGACGCCACAAAGCCGCAGATAAACAGCGCAATTTATACAGCTAACAAGAGACTTAAAGAGAAAAATTTAGGCGGTCATTACGGCGAAGTGGCATGGTTAAACCAAGATGTCATGACGAAAATGGCAAGTGAGGCAGCATATAAATTTAACAACTAACAATCAGAAGCGATCAGAAGCGATCAGAAATCAGACGCTTCTGACCATCAGAAATCAGAATCGGAAACGAGAGTCTAGAAGACTCGTAGTTTCTGATTGTTCTGACAGCCGCTTCATTAAATTTGGATAAGGAGAAAAAAGATGGCGACAAAGAGAACAGCAAGACATCATCCAGTGGTGGAGCAGCCAAGCCAAAAGGCAGACCCTTGGACAATTCACGTTCAATCAAAACTAGTGGAGTTGGAGTCAGTCAAGGCGGCAGCAGATAGGAAATGGGGAGAAAACCGACTGTGTACTTTAGTAAGCAGTGAGGTGAGGGAGAAATTCTGGCTACAGAACACAAGATTGCACCAAGCGACAAGCGCCAAAGACCAAGCGAAGTTCGATTCAAGCGTGGCGGGAATGATCCGAGCGTATGCCGCACTGGATCAGATGGCAACCGATGATGGGTGCGAGCCAGCCAATACAGGCATACCGAGGATTGAGTGGGAAATGCAAAATGGCCAGACTATGGTCATTGTGCGAACAGTTAATGATGCAGTGGCCATACAGAAGTCACGCCAAGAAATATCCAATCATCACATTTGGTCGATGCAGGAACTCGAAGCACTGCTGGCCGATCCAAGGATGCAGGAGGTGATCAAGATCAAGGCATTGTTTCCAACAGCTCAATTGACAAGTTTCAAACCAACATCAGAATTCAAGCCTGGCGGTGCAACAGGCTTTGATGACTTTGTCGATGACCTTACTTTCAGCGACAATGACACCATGGAATACAAGTTCGACTCCAAACAAGCAGAAAGGTTCAGAGATGGCTCAATTTAAGCTCATGGCGGCATTTATCCGCGAAAAGGTACTGGATGTAGTCCAGCGCGTTAAAACAGCTTTAAAGCGGGGTTAAGCATGGCTGGGACACCAAAGCGCCGAAAGGATGTTGCCTTTCTTAACGATATGCCCGAAGAGATGATCTTCAGCATGGTTGAGAGTGGCCGAAGCATCGCAGACATATGCATCGACTTAGGCATAGGTAAGCGTGCGCTAGACGATTGGATCGAGGAAAACGATCACAGTGCTATGATTACACGCGCGCGCATGCGTGCTGCCGATCTGATGGCTTGCGACACGATAAAGATCGCAGACGGCATGGACATC